ACTTTGGTATGCTATGTTTGTGCCCGACAGTACTATTTTAGTGGCTGCACACAAGTACACAGGTGCCCAAGAGATCATGCAACGTGTGCGCTATGCCTACGAAAACTGCCCTGACTACATACGCGCTGGGGTGACCAGCTACAACAAAGGTAGTTTAGACTTTGAAAACGGTAGCCGTATTGTTAGTGCAACAACTACTGAAAACACCGGACGGGGTATGTCTATCTCGCTACTATACTGTGACGAGTTTGCATTCGTTCGACCTACTATTGCCAGTGAGTTCTGGACTTCTATTACACCTACACTGGCAACTGGTGGTAAGTGTATTATCACAAGTACTCCTAACAGCGACGAAGACCAGTTTGCACAGATCTGGAAAAGTGCCAACAACTGTTTTGATGAACAAGGCAACGAAACTGAACTAGGACGCAACGGTTTCAAAGCGTTCCGCAGCGCTTGGAAAGAACATCCGGATCGTGACGACACTTGGGCCGAGCAGATGCGGGCACAGTTGGGAGAAGAACGTTTCCGACGTGAGATGGACTGTGAGTTCATTATTTTTGATGAGACACTAATCAATCCACTCAAACTGGTGGACATGGCCGGTGTTGATCCCATTGAAAAGCAGGGACAGGTACGTTGGTATAAAAAGCCTACCAAAGGCAATGTCTACTGTGTTGCACTTGACCCTAGCATGGGTACAGGTGGTGACCCCAGTGCTATCCAGGTTGTTGAACTGCCCAGTATGGTGCAGGTGGCAGAATGGCGTGACAACAAGACTCCGGTGCAGCGCCAGGTCAAGATCATGCAGGAGATCACTGCCTATGTCAATGAACAAATCAAGCATGAAACTGATATCTATTACAGCGTGGAAAACAACACCCTGGGCGAAGCAGCCTTGGTTGAGATCAACCACATTGGTGAAGAAAACATACGTGGTATTTTCCTAAGCGAACAGCGCCGACCCGGCACCACCAACATGTATCGCAAAGGATTCAACACTGGTAGCAAGAGCAAACTTGCTGCCTGTAGCAAACTCAAAAGCTGGGTAGAGTCGGGCAAGCTAAAGGTATCCAGCAAAATGCTGATCAGCGAGCTAAAAAACTTTGTGGCCAAAGGACTCAGTTACGAAGCCAAAATTGGCGAAACAGACGACTTGGTCATGAGTATGATCTTGGCCATACGCATGATGCAGACCATACAGAACTTTGATGCTGACCTAGACGAAGTACTACGCAGCGACGACGAGTTTATACAACCCATGCCCTTTATAATGATGTGAGCATAAATACTCTATGCGTGAAATAAACAACATCTCCTCAGAATTATTTGACAAGATTCGTACCCGATTTGACAATGTTAGACTGGGTGATGAAAAGTCTAAAGCCACTACTGACCCCGAAAAAGCTCGCTTTTTTAACTTTGACTACACAGTCGATGGCGAAAAAGTTGGTGTAATCACCATCAGTTTGATCGACGAAAGCAGCTTGAAACTGTACTATGGTCGTGACATTGTTACCAAAATCAAACAGATTGATGCTGCCCGTGAAGAAGCACCTGAAGAAGGTGTAGACGACGAAACCAAATGGTACAACTTCCTACGCAGCATACGTCAATTTGCCAAACGCAACTTGCTGACATTTGACACACGCGACATTACCAAATCAAACTTACAAACCAAAGATGTCAAGCAGCAGACCCGAGCCGACGACACCATTGATGCAGAAGAAATGAATGTCACAGAAGGTCGCATGTTTGGTACAAGTCGTAGCAGCTATCAAGAGTGCGGTCCTGTGCGTATTATTGTGCGTCACAGCGGCGAAGTTGATGAAGCCAAGCGTGGCTCACGTACACGCAACATTGAATCTGTGTTTTTAGAAACACACCTGGGTGAGCGCTTTTTGTTGCCCTTCAATAACCTACACGGTGCCAGAGCCATGGCACAACATTGTAGCCAAGGCGGCAGTGTACATGACGAGCTAGGTGAAGGCATCTGTGGCATGGTTGAAGAAATGAATGCCATGCGCCACTTTGTACGCAGTGTAGGCCGTAGACAATTTGAAGATTCTGATACTACAGCAATGGCACATTCAGCAGTACAACACTACAACGAACTAAAGAATCGACTACGCCATATTGGCGGACACCGTGGTTACGCGGACTACCGTGCTGACTATGTGCCAGTCAACGAAATTGCAGATGACGTAGACATCAACGGTCTACGCGAGCGTTTTGTTAAAAAGATCTACGACGAAAAATTTGATGCAGCATTACCATACGTATATAGGGCACATATGAAACAAAAAGAATCACTAGAAAGCCCATTGGGTAATCAATTTGAAGACTGGGCTAACCAAGTTGTTGAAGGATCTTGGGCATTGCCCGATACACCTGAAGAAACCAAAGATCTGGACGAGCTGATGGCTAACAAGCTGGAAGTGGGCGACAATGGCGAAAATGCCACAGGCGCACTCTACAACATCATTGGCGACGATGATCTGTTTGACAAGCTAGAGGACCTGGCCAGTGCAGAAGGTCCAGACAGTGATGCACGTCCAACCATCGTGCATTGGCTACGTGACAACAGCTATACTGAACTGGCTAACAAGTACGATCAACTGTTCACACAAGACGATACTGCCCTACAGCAACAACCAGATGCACTAGCAGCACAGCAACAACAAGCAGGAGCCGGAGAGTTTGGCGGCGTGGGCACAGCAGAACCCAGTCCTGCACAGCGTCCAGAAATGCAAGAAAGTCGAGATGAACTAAGTTGGATGCGCCGCTTGGCCGGTTTGAAGTAATTCAAACGAACTTTACCAAAAGGCACAAAATAATGTGCCTTTTTCCTTGACCAAGGCATAAATAAAATTGTATACTGCGGGAGTGCCGTATACATTAAGGCACATTAACTAAGACCATCTTAAGGAGAAACATTATGGCCATGACATTAGCAGAAATTCGCGCAAAACTTCAAGCAAACGAAAACCGTGGACAAGGCGGTAAATCACAAGGCGACAACGCCATCTACGCACACTGGAACATTCCAGAAAACACCACAGCTCGCGTAAGATTCCTTCCCGACGCAGACACCAAGAACAACTTCTTTTGGATTGAACGAGCAATGATTCGTTTACCATTTGCTGGCATCAAAGGTGAAGCAGACTCAAAACCAGTTACTGTACAAGTTCCTTGTATGGAAATGTGGGGCGAGGCTTGCCCAATCTTGGCCGAAGTACGTCCTTGGTTCAAGGATCCCAATCTGGAAGAAATGGGTCGCAAGTATTGGAAAAAGCGCAGTTACCTGTTCCAAGGTTTTGTTCGCGACAATCCAATTGGCGACGACAAAACACCAGAGAATCCAATTCGCAGATTCATCATCAGCCCACAGATCTTTAACTTGATCAAGAACGCACTGATGGATCCAGACATGGAAAACTTGCCAACTGACTACGAAGCCGGACTTGATTTCAACATCAAGAAGACTAGTAAAGGTGGTTACGCTGACTACAACACCAGCACATGGGCACGTAAGGAAACAGCACTTACAGGCGAAGAAGCTGTGGCGATTGAACAATTTGGTTTGTACAACTTGAGCGACTTCTTGCCTAAAAAGCCAGGCGACGTTGAACTTCAAGTATTGAAAGAAATGTTTGAAGCGTCAGTTGATGGACAACCTTACGATCCAGATCGTTGGGCCAACTACTTCAAACCAAGCGGCTTCAAGGCTGGCACTGGCAGCGACGGTGAAACAACTACAGCAACTCCAGTTCCACAAGCCAAACCCGCAGTGGCAGTGGCCAAACCCACTGTGGTCGAGGACGATACTCCTCCATTTGATGTAGATGAAGCACCGGCTCCAACTACACCAGTTGAGGCTAAACCTAGTAGCCAACGTGCCGAAGACATTTTGGCAATGATTCGTAATCGTAAATCTACTAGTTAAAAACATAATGGGGGCATAATGCCCCCATTCTTATATGAATACCAAACCCAATTTTCTAATTACAAGATTCACGCACGGCTCGGGTGGTAAGTTTTTAAGCACAGTATTGCAGACTAGTATTTTAATCGATCATTGGTCTGCAATCGTGCAATCTCAAAAAGAAAAATCAGAACTTATAGAAGAAGTAACATTACAATATGTAATGCGAAGTTTTCCAAAAGAACACGCAATGCACATGCAACTGGAACCAATGGTTCCTTATTGTACAGATTTATACAGTACTGGTTACCTTCGCGGTCAAGATGTAACCATTGATCAATATTTAGATTATGCTAAAAAAGTCAATGATGGTCGTTTACAGTCGTGCATGGATAAGAATTTAATAGCTAATTTGATATTTCACAAGCCACAAATACCAAATTTTTGTCAAGATTCTAGTGTCATCACTATTTTAAATAGTACCAACGAGGAAAAAGAATGGGTGTATAGGACACTATGGGCCAAACATTTCTTAGAAATAAATAACACCATACACCACCTACCATCTGATCCCGATTACTGTAGTTTTTCAAGTTTGGCAACAGTGCTAAAATTTCAAAACAAATACAAGTTTGATTCTAGCGAGCGAGATAAAATTTTTAATGAATTTGTTGTTAACGATCATACCAATGAGTGGTATGACAACAAGGATAATTTTACTGAGTTTGATACTACAAATAAAATCAATAATCAATTTATTAATTTACGAGATTTTTTTGATAAAAACACATTCTTACTGGCAGTATCAAATTTGTTTGATTATTTCAAACTTGGATCAATGAATACTAAATTAGTATCAAGCATGTATGACATATGGTGGAGTAGACAAGTTCAATTATGAAATCTTATAACCATAGAGATTATCAATTTTGGGATAGTGAGTCTCTTTCTTTTCTGCCCACCGAGATGGAGTTATATGACCATTTAAATGGGTTTGATTCTGATGGTAACAACACAATATTAGAAATGATTAATAGTTGTGCAGTAAAAAATGATAATTTTTATACAGTAGTCTACCATAACATATTGTCCGATGATATTAAGTCAAAATATACAAATCTAACGATCAAATTTGACCCAGAGTTACAGGATCGGTTAAATTTAAGCTGTTTAATGCCAGTTAGCAAATTTGATCAACAAAAATATTTTAATAATTTTATTTGTTCGTTTAATGGCTCGGAACATGTATCTAGGCAGTTTTTAGTTTCTGCTTTGAAAAAATTTGATTGGTTTAATTCCGAGTATTGTACTAAAAATTTCCAAACATCTAGGGACAAAATAGACGGAAACATTTCAAATTATTTTGATGATGTGTTGAAAGAGCAGTTGTACAGAAAATTTTTGCTAACTGATAATGAAGAATTTTATAAAACAATGTATACGAACAATTATGTCAGACATGATCATAAAGCAAATTTACAAGCCCTACAGCCCAGTATATCTTCATCGTTTGTGCAAATAGTATCGGAGACAGTGGCCACGTCTTATTATCCTTTTGTAACAGAAAAATTTTTATATCCAACGTTGTTAAAAACTCTATGGGTTTCATACGCACAACCAAATTGGCATAGTCATCTAGAAATTTATTACGGGTTTAAAAAATACAATAAAATTTTTAATTATGATTTTGACCACATCGAAAATCCAGTCATAAGATTGGTAGAATTACTTTCAATGATTTCAAAGTTTGAAAAATTATCTAAATTGGATTGGCATGATTTGTATTTGATGGAACAAGAAACCATTGAATTTAATTACGATTGGTTTTGTAGTAAAAAATATTTGAATAAACTAAAAAATTATGGGTAATACATTATTGATTGGGTGTAGTTTTACTGACCCAGTCTGGCAAAAAGATATTCCTTGGAGTATAGAATATTCGCAAACATATCC